CAAAGATGGAAGAATATGAAGTAGCGCCAGCCGTTGAGGCGAAAGATGCAGTAACAGAGAAACGTCTGGTATCAGAAGCTGTTGAAGCGGTTGCAAAAAAGACTTTAGTGATTAAACCCGAAGCTACAATCGAAAAGAAAGCATGGGTTGATTCACATTAACAAACCACAAAGGAGATTGTGATGGCGAAAAAAGAAAAAGAAACACCAATCAATCTGTTCGGAAAAGACTATAAAGAGTCTGAACTAACTGATGAGCAGAAAACAATGATTAACCATATAGCAGACTTAGATAGAAAAGTTGGAGCATCAGAGTTCAACTTAACACAACTGCGATTTGGTAGACAGGCATTCTTAGATGCTCTTCAGGTAGACTTGAATAAGGAGCCTGAAGAAGTTGAAACCGAATGAATTTAAAGTATTTGTAGGATTCATGATACTATTGCTGATCATTCTATGCATAGTATCTTTATTTACTGGATGTGACTCAGGCTGGAGTGTGTGTGGCTGGGAAGTCAAATAATGGTAAACCTGCTACCGCCAGAAGCTATCGGGGAACTCTCGTGGATGATAACATGGTTTTCTCTTTCAACATTAAATGGCTGGGACAGATTCTGGTTCTGTGTGGGATGTTGGTTTACGGTTATTGGAATATTCTCTCACGTATCGAAGCCCTTGAGGACGGGATGGCTACTTCGACTGCCCAGATCGGTGAATTGGTTGATAGACATATAATAGATGAACAACAGAGATATGCTAAGATGGAAGAAGAGCTGCAATGGTATCAAAAAGAATTAAACCTCAACCCATTAAGCTGGAGAAAGAAAAAGAAAAAGTAAAAGCCATGTCTTTTAGTGAGATCCTTTCTAGGATTAATCACTATGTAGAGAAACATACTAAATATGGAAAAAATTAATGGTAGATTTTTTAGCTGTTTACAGCGAGGCTGGGATGATCGGTGTAGTGGGGGCTATGTTCGTTTATCTTGTTATTTCTTTGAGTCAGAAGAGTGCAAAGCAACAAGAATCACTTGAAGATTTGCGTATTGAAAATAAAGGACAAAGCGAGACATTAGAGAATATGGAAGGCATGATAATTAAACTGATAGACCGTTGGAATAAATCAGATGAAATAAGGGACAGACGGCATGAAGATATGGTTAAAGAAGTTAATGATCTGTCAGACGTTATGATGGAAGTCAAGGGAAGTGTGAGTAGGATAAATGGGCGTAAGTAATATAACAGTAGCTGAATACAGAAATCAAACCACTGCCCAGCTTGTAAAATTGGGAGAACGTCAGATTAGTATTTTTAAAAGCATCCAAAGAGTAGAGAAACATCTTGAAAAGCTTAATGGACAGGTAGAAGAGAACAAGACCAACTTGACCAAGATAAGTACAGTTGGTTCAATTGGTATACTTGTGATGCCTGTAATCGTATCAATAATAATGAGGTTAGTATAATGGAATGGTTAAACTGGTCTAATGCTGCGTATTTATTAGTAATCATCTTTGGTGCTTGGGGCACTATGGCTGCTACAAGATATCGCATTATTTTTAAAGAAATGAAAGAGGCAGCTAAAAAATATCATGAGGCTGCCAAGGATGGTAAAATTACCGCTAGTGAACAGCAAGCTATAGCAAAAGAGTGCATGGATGTACTATTAGCAGCTGTAAAACTTGTCTGGAAATTTTAGTGCCCAAGTTTGGCAAAACATCCAGAAGGCGTTTAAAGGGCGTTAATACTAAGCTTATTAATGTATTAAATGAGCTTATTAAGATTATGGATGTAACTATAATTGAAGGATTACGCACTGAAAAAAGGCAGCAGGAGCTACTCGAAAAGGGAGCAACAAAAGTTAAATATAGTAAGCACATGGAAGGCAAAGCCGTGGATGTTGCTCCGTATCCTATTGATTGGAATGATCGTGAAAGGTTTCATTATATGGGTGGTATGCTACGTGGTATAGGTCATGAAATGGGAGTAAAGATCCGCTGGGGTGGAGACTGGGATAGTGATGGAGAAATTAAAGATAACAATTTTGATGATTTAGTTCATGTGGAGTTAAGAGATTAATGTACGTAGGAGTCACATTTGAAAATCAAACATCGAGTGATTGTCTTTCCAGACATTCACTTTCCAAAAGAAGACAAGAAGGCATTTGCTTGTGCTTTAAATGTTATAAAGGTGGTAAAGCCTAATGCCTTTCTTTGTCTCGGTGATTTTGTGGAAGGCGATTCTGTTTCTCACTGGCAATGGAGAAGACGAAAACGTCCTCCTATCGAATATCAACTCCCTCTTATATGGGAAGAGATAACTGCAGTTAATGAAGGTTTAGACAAAATAGATGAAGTTCTTAAGAAAGTTAAATGCACTAAAAAGATCATGGTTCAAGGTAATCACGAGATCTGGTTTGACAATTTCGTGGAAGAGAACCCCTATATGCCTCACTTGCTCTCTAGGAGAGCTTTTAAGATAAGTGAACGTGGGTATGAGTGGCATGACTATGGTAAAGTATTTAAACTCTTGGGGAGTAAGCTCTACGTCTATCACGGAGGTCACTATAGTGGAATACACCATGCCAGAACCCATGCCTTACAGATGGGATGCAACATCATCTATGGGCACACTCATGACTGCCAGAAGTCAACCGTCCAGCATATTGACGGAGCACACATGGCACATTCAATGGGATGCTTAACGGATATGCAAAAAACATATTTAAAGGGTAGACCTACTAACTGGAGTCATAATGTTGGTATCATTGATATCTTTAGTAATAACAATTTTAATATTGTTGTATTGGATATTGTTGATGGAGTTACATCTTATGGAGGAAAGATCATAAGTGCCTAAACGCATTCATCAGATAAAAGATTTCAGTGGTGGATTAAATGAGCTTCAAGACGCTGCTGACATTAGGGATAACCAGTTATCTCATGTACAGAATCTTATGTTTAACATACATGGATCTATTGGTCCTGCATATTTAATGTCAGATACAACAGAAGCAGCACCATCAGGAAGTGGGAACTTATTAACTAGAGCTACTTATAGTAATCCTTATATAACATCTACGACTTCTGGAGAATCTGTACAGCCCGGTTATGGGCTTGGGTACTTTGAAGTAGACTGGGTTAGAGATCCAGTCACGGTATTAGTAGCAACAGCTGATCAGTCTGGCGGTTCTGAAGATGGATTTAAAGTATTAACCAGTCAAACTGAACTAAATTTAACTGTAAATGGTTCTGGAGTAAATTTATCAACTTCATTTGAAGTAGGCAGTCAAATATTATTAACCGCTCCAGCTTTCCCAGCTAATTCAATAGATCCTAATGGGCAAGGCATATATAAGGTTGTAGCACATAATGGCAACAATCTAATATTGGACAGATCAGTTGCTATTTCTTTGGAAACAGGACAAGTATACTGGGCTGCTACTGTTAAAGGCTTTGCATTTGGTGATAAGATCATACTAATGGCAAATCCCAAAGAGCATACAATTGATTCGTTCTCTTTTAATACTGATTCTGGCGGTGTTGCTACAGTAGATGATACTACACCAACTCCATCTTCTGCATGGCAGGCAAGCCAAAGCCATACTTCTACAGCTCAAACCAGTACTGATGGTAGTGGCTCTAGTATATCGTGTAACATAGCTACTGATGGATCTGGAAATCCCACATTTACGATAGTAGATGGAGGTACTGGTTATGTAGTAGATGAAGAGATTACATTTACAGATCCCGGCAGTACAAGTAATACTGCTGTTTTAGTTATTGCCACCCTCACTAAGTGGAATAAAAGCAGTATAACACTTCGTTCTTCTGAAACAGGAATTGACTCAAAGGTAAAATATTATAAATCAGGAGAAGCTATACGCTGTTGCGATACTGCAGATTTAGGTGATTCTAAAATACAGTGGTATGGATATATTCAAAGAAGGCATTTTCCAGATGCTGGATCAACTACAGATGATAACTCATATTCAGCTTATTATGCAAAAGACAATGATTTAGCTCCTCCAACTGAAAATGATTTAACATCTGCATCAACTGCGAGTCCTGCAAATTTTACTACATATCCAGCTAGTGCAGGCACTGGCTTTGAGTTTAATATTATAACACATACCGATGTAGATGGGGCTATCCCCGGTGCTGTTTATGAATGTGCATCTACATTTATATATGACGGTAATCAAGAATCATTGCCGTTAGTATATGCAAATACACATGATTCAACTTC